GAATATAACCACAAACTATATTCTAACTTTTCATAACACAAATTATGAATGGAGTACGCAACAATGCAAACCGCAATCAGCAAGGCCAAAGAAATGCAGGCCCTCAAAGAAACGCTGTTCAACAACCGCAACCAAACAACGGCCCAAGACCAGTCGAACATCCGCAAACGCATCTCAAAATTGAGAAAGGAGTCGTCTCAAGTTTTACGTCACGCTATATGTTCTCGCAAAAGGCAATTGACTGCCTCAAAGGACATTTCAGAGGACTCCTCGTCGACAATACCAAAACAGATAAACCCCGCTTTAATGTGGGCGGTAAACAAGGGTTTGAAGTGCATGGACATGCTCTCGGAGCAACATTAAGATCTCATTTTCATGATCTCATCGTTGAGAAATATCAGCCCCGCGGAAATATTTTAGAATTCGGAGGAAGTCCGGTCCGCGCAATGGCAAGATATGGCGACAACGGTGAGCAACAGGCACCTTGGATGAGTCGTGTTCACATGATGAATCCAAGAATTGGTGCCCAAGATGCCCTGAGAGATGCAGAACACCCTTGGTCTGTTCACCCCATGGTCTTAAGTCACAACAAACGAGAGAAGGAGATAAGACCAGTTGTCACGGAGCAATTGATATATTCCATGAGCGATCCAGAAGACGTACACTCACTGAGAGAAACAGTTGACACTGACTCCAGAGCACCAATTTGCAAACACTTAGCTGGCCCTGACATGCACCTGAACTTGCAGAAGAAGGCAGATGGCAGCAACTGTGAATGCAATGATCTTTATGAAGCTGTGGTGAGTGTGGAGTCATGGTACTATCCAGGAGTGGTGGAAGGAATGTTCAATAAGCTTGCTAGTTCCCATCATAGTGGTCGGAAAAGTGTTGCTGGGTATTTCGTCGGTAATGATTACTACAGATTTTTGAAACGTAAGTTGACCGACGTGACCAGCAAATTTTACAGTGAAACTATAAACCACATGATCGCCGCGGATTTTGAGAAAATCACGACTATTGGTTACGGTTGCGAAAACCATGACGGAGTCCCAGAAAGTTCGCATCACATCTATTCAGCTCATGAAGATGTACTTACTTTAAAAGTACGAGCAGATGTGAAGGACAACCCCATTCCCTACATTCATGGATTCCCGTTGACAGCAGATCGAGACTCATACAGAACTCCGTACACATTGATTCTTGCAGATAAGACGGAGATTAACTACCAAATGCTCGTTGTAAAGAAAGAAGAGGTAGTTAATGGTGACATTCCTTTCGTCCTTTTGAAGATAACACCGATATTGACATCGTTGTGGACAAAGGAACAATTAGAGGCTGTGGTAGAGGTGCCACTCCGAATGGCTAGAGTGATTGATTTGGCTCAGGATATGATCGGTCCGGTTCAAGAGACCCAAAGAGTCAAATTAGAAGAAGAGGAAAAGCGAAAACAAGCAGCTTTAAGCTTAGCCAAGAAACAACCTCGTCCAACCATTGACGTCGAAGAGCCCGTGTTTTACTTTGATGAAGAGAAGTACAACAAGAAATGCCATCAGAAAGGTGACACGCGCTATGATCCTAACAAAATGAAGCGAAAACATGAAAACAACATTGCGTTTGTTAGGTGGCTTGGCCAGCAATTTGGTGATCGAAATGTCACGCACAGGTTCTACATCAGGTACATAGATGATGAAGCCTTCTTAGTTGCAAAACTACTGTCTCGTTCTTGGTGGGGTCTTTTCATCAAGGAAAACAGTAGTGATACAGCTATGGCTAGGTTGACTGATGTAGTAGATGCCTACATTGAGATAGGTATCAAATCTAGTGCAAATGCCATACAACAGACCCTCGTGCAGAAACAAAGAGGTATGGCTGAAGAGGACAGAGACCACGAAATGTTGACCATGCAAGAGGCTTACACCATCGCTCGGTTGTTGAGATCACTGGAGAATTCCAGAATGATCCGCCTCTTGAAAATCGATTAAATGGATGAAGACGAGGCATTCTTAACGGAGTGCCGCCCCCTCAGCCGGGACTATCAATGCCTGCCATCTTCTTGTGTGACCATAGAAGATAGGATAGATCCGGAGAAGCAGCGAGGTGTTTACCCACCAAAACTGCGAGGTAAAGGGGATTATGCAGGAGATTTGAGGAAAGTCCCGTGTCACTATGAGTCTGAGGAACACATTGCAGCTGATCAGATTTTCCCACTAATAAAAACTGAATACTGGTACACGCCCACCATAAAACACCACTGTCCTAGGTGTGCCCTTGCATCAACTTTGCGCGCCTGCTCAAACAAGGTGAGTTTCGACCCACTTGTGTTTGATAGGTATTCTACCTGGTTTAGGAAAACGTTTATACCTCGATGGCTTAAATGTATCGACCAGGACCTTTGGAATGTAGATATCGAATCATGGCTAAAGAAATACAACAAAGGTTATCGCAATAAGATGATGAAGACTATGCATCAAGACCATGAGAACACCTTGGACAGACTTTCTTGCATCTATGAAGCTTTCACCAAAGTCGAAATGCAGTTCACAACTGTTCCACACTCCTTAAAAGAAACTATATTGAATGAAGTGAAGGAGCGACAGATTTGTGGACCCACAGATGAGAAGAAAGTCTGGGGCAACCCTTTTATAAACTTGTTGGAAGAGATTGCGTCGAAACATTTCAAGCCTTACTGTGGACGAGCAAACTGGATGGAGATTTGCAAAAGTCTGCAGGAGGGTGAGGATGGATTAGGCCAACATGTTTGGGGTGCTTCAGATGGTAGTGGTTTTGATATGACACAATACCCAGAAATGAATGAGTTGATGAACGAACTCCTGGAAGCAAGTGCATATCATAGGAACGTAAATTGGATTGAACCATTGTCTATAGACAAGTTCCTCGCCGCCATTAAGGGGAGCATAAAACTTAATGTGTCGGTGGACCACGGAGGCCTGACTTATCAAGCAGTCGGTCGAGCATCAGGTGATGGCTGGACGACATTTGGAAATACGATGTTGATGGTAAGTTATTGGGCCTATACTATGGAGGTTGAGAGCGGCATATCGAACTATGTCTTGAAAGTGAAAGGAGACGATGTGCTGTTCGCCCTAGATGTTTGTGATGTTCCGAAACTTAAGAAAGGTATCGATGTTGTGTTCACTACCAGGAAAGATGAACACACTCACGGACTAGGTCAGATATGCAAGAAAATCGATTGGGGCGATTTATCTGACCTGGATTTCTTGTCGAACGAGTTTTTCAGAACTGGCCAAGGCAATTGGCGTATGACAAGAATTCCAGCTAGGGTTCTACAAACACTCTCTTGGACAACTAAATTGCCAAAAGATCAGAAGACAGAGAAGATCCGTCAGGAACTCTGTTACTCCAAAGGGATGTGTTTGAAAGCGTGGGCAGCAGGACTGCCAATCTGGGATGTTTTAGCTAAGAAGATGATTTCTTTAGGTAGGAAAGGAAAACACTCAGAGTTTGACCAATATTCAGATGGCGACCGTGTTTGGCATCAAGACCGCGATGATTATGATGCATACCTGCAGTATCTAGAAACTCGTTATGGTATTACAGCAGGTGAAGTCGCAGAAGTGGAGAGAGAGATTTCGAAGATTAACTCTCTTAAAGGATTCGTGCATCTTCCACAGTTGGAAAAGTTTTATAGCCGAATCTAGTTTGCAGCGACCCACTCGACAACCTCGAGCTGGTAAGCTACTCGATGATCCCCAGCTAGGCCCTGTGTTGTTTATGAAACACAGGATGTTACCGGTATGGCATAACATGAGTAGCCCAACAGTAGACAAACGTCGAGAAGTTGTGACCTCTAACGTAGGAAAGCGTTAAGTCACCTCAACCCAAAAGAGGC